CACATAGGAGGTGAACGCCATGCAGCAGACCAACCCCATGCGGATGGAGAGACGGCGACTGGCCGACCTCATTCCCGCCGCCTACAACCCCAGAAAAGCCCTGACCCCGGAGGACCCGGAGTATCAGGACATAAAGGCCAGCATTCAGGGGCTGGGCTACGCTGACCCCATCGTCATAAATTACGATGGTACCATCATCAAAGGACACCAGCGGCGTACCGTGATGATGGACATGGGCATCGAAGAAGCCGAGGTCGTCGTTCTGGACATCCGGGACAAGGCCAAGGAAAAGATGATCAACGTGGCCCTGAACAAGATCACCGGCAAGTGGGATCTTCAGATTTTGAAAGACCTCCTGTCCGATCTTGACCTCAACGGCTACGACTTCTCCGTGACTGGCTTCCATCAGGATGACCTCGAAGATTTGATCCAGCAGCTGGATGTGCCGGAAGAAGCCCATGATGACGACTTCGACCCGGATGCAGCCAAGGAAGAAATCGAAACCCCGGTCGCACGCCGGGGCGACATTTGGAAGCTGGGCCGCCACCGCTTGATGTGCGGCGACAGCACCGACCAGAGCGACGTTGCAGAGTTGATGGCCGGGAACGAGCTGGACCTGATGGTCACAGACCCGCCCTATAATGTCGCCTATGGAGCAAAGACCGAATATATGTCAGATTCCGGCAGGGGCGCAGGGCACGGCAGCATCGCCAACGACGATATGCCGGAGGAAAACTTCTATTCTTTCCTCCGGGATTTTTACGGAAACGCAGTGGAGGCCATGCGGCCTGGCGCAGTGATCTATGTTTTTCACTCCGACACGCACGGCCTGACATTTAGGCAAGCGTTTCAAGATGTCGGCCTCAAATTGTCCGAATGCCTGATATGGGAAAAGAACTCCTTTGTCCTTGGCCGCTCGGATTACCAGTGGCGGCACGAGCCGATTCTCTACGGCTGGAAAGAGGGAGCGGGCCATTACTTCATCAATGACCGCACACAGGACACCGTTCTTCTGGACGACTTGCCCGACTTCCAGTCAATGAAGAAGCAGGAACTTCTGGCCTTCATCGACCAGATGCTCCGGGAATACAAGGATCAGACCACGGTTCACTTTGAGCCGAAACCGACCCGAAACGATATGCACCCGACCATGAAGCCTGTACCTCTGATCGGACGGTTGATGAACAACTCCAGCCGCCCCGGATGGATGGTCGGTGACTTTTTCGCCGGGAGCGGGTCCACCCTGATGGCAGCAGAGCAGCTCGAACGGACGGCATTCTGCATGGAACTGGACGAGAAGAACTGCGACGTAATCATAAAGCGGTGGGAAACCTACACCGGGCAAAAGGCAGAGAAGCTCTAACCGCCGTATGACAGACCACGAATTACAACTAGCTATCAGCGGGGGGGGGCTCTATTTGAACGATAAAGGCGAAGTTGCAGGCGGCTCCATGTACCGCGTGGAGGTCATCGCCAAACTGTTCGGAGTAACCGTCCGCCGTATTCAGCAACTCACACAGGAGGGCGTTCTTCCCACGACCGAGACCCCGGAGGGTAGACGTTACGATCTGGTTCCCACGATCCAGAAGTACGTCAAATACCTTTCGGACAAAGCCTACGGCAAGAACCGCTCCGAAAAAGAAATGGACCTGAGAGAACAAAAACTTCAGGCCGATATCGCCCTGAAAGAAGCGCAGGGCGAACTCCACAACATGAAGCTGTCCGTTGCATCCGGGCAGCTTGTGGACGTGGAAAAGGTCAAAGAGGACTACAGTCGATTCTTCACGACCTTCAAAAAATTCGCCATGTCGCTCCCCGGACGGCTGACCAGCATGGTGAGCGGCTACGTCGAACCACTAGAAGCCCGGAAGATAGAACGTGACCTGCAGGGGGAGGTCAATCGACAACTCGAAGCGTTCTATCTGGCCGCAGTAACAGAAATCCCGGACAAGGGCAATGGCAGCAAACCGAAAGCCCCGGATTCGTAAATTTCTGGTAACCCCCTACCAAAAAGAGGCCCTGCGCTACCTGCGCCCGCCAGAGGACATCAATGTCTCAGAGTGGGCAGCAAAGTATCGAATGCTGGAGAGCAAGACCGCATCCGTGTCTGGTCCATGGATGAACGACAAGACCCCATACCTCGTGGGCATCATGGACGAACTCCGAAACTATGAAACGGAGGAAATCGACTTCATCAAGCCATCGCAGGTCGGCGGCACTGAGGTGATCTTGAACTGCATCGGTTACATCGTGCAGCAGGACCCCTCCCCAACAATGGTCGTTTACCCCATCGACACACTCGGCAAGAGCGTGTCCACCAACCGCATCGAACCGATGCTGCTGGCATCCCCGACACTGAAAAACCTGTACCACAAGGAAGAATCCTCCGTGATGGAACTTCAGTTTGACGGAATGTACCTCTCACTGGTCGGCTCAAACTCCCCGGCAAGCCTCGCAAGTAAGGCAATTCGCTTCCTCTTTCTGGATGAGGTGGACAAGTACCCCGGAGCCAGCAAAAAGGAAGCGAACCCCATCAAGCTGGCAACGGAACGAACCAAAACGTTCCACAACAGAAAAATCTTTATGACCTCCACCCCGACGCTTCGGACAGGCCCTATCTGGAAAGCCCTCGAAAGCGCGGACGAGGTCCGGCATTACTTCGTGCCATGCCCACACTGCGGGAAATTCATCGAACTCAAATGGGCGCAGATGAAATTCCCCGGCGACAAAAGTCTCTCCAATGCAGATCGGGCAGCCAAGTGCTACTACGTCTGCCAGAAGTGCGGCGGCATCATTACCGACCGCCACAAGCCGCAGATGCTCCGGGAGGGCCAGTGGAGAGCCGTGGAATCCAAGACCCAGCTGGTCAAAAAGGTGGCGTTCTGGATGAACACCCTCTACTCGCCGTTTGTTCGCTTTTCGGAGGTTGTCAATGAATTTCTGGACAGCAAGGACGACCCGGAGAAGCTGCAGAACTTTGTGAACAGCTGGCTGGCAGAGCCGTGGGAGGACACCAAACTCAAAACCAGCGCAGACCTCGTCCTCGAACGGCAGACCGATCTGCCGGAGTACATGGTTCCGACGTGGGCCAAGTTGCTCACAGGCGGCGTGGACGTGCAGGAGAACTGCCTCTACTGGACGATCAGAGCGTGGGGCGATTTCATCACCTCGCAGAACATCGCCCACGGTCAGGCTTTCAGCTTTGCCGAGGTCGAACAGGTGATGAACCTGCAATACCCACGGCAGGACGGCGGCCCGCCGATGGCGGTCGATCTGGCACTGATTGACTCCGGCCACGATTCGGACAGCGTCTACGACTTCTGCGCCAACAACTCCGACTGGGCAATCCCTTGCAAAGGTTCCAGCAATCCGATGATGACCCACTACAAAGTGTCCACCGTTAACAAGGCCACCAGCAAAGCCTATGG